ATGGAAAACAACAACAAACCACGTCGCGGACGCAAAGAAAAACCATACGAACTTGCCAACGGAAAAAGAATCAATGGACTCCGCAGGCGAAAGAACGATGGGCGCTGGGTAATCATCTCAACTGGCGAAATGTTCACCGAGCCAAATGAAGAAAAAGCGATAGCAACATTCTATAATAAAATTGGCAAGGGTGATCCGACAGTTAAAACAGTATTCGACGGTGAAAACTTCATTCAAGAAAAAACACCGTGGGGCATGATGGTTGAACTGGGGCAGCAGAAGAAAGAGCAGAACGAGCAAGAGTACATTGACAGATTGATTAGCGACTTGCTCACGCGCCCGGCATGGCTTGCTGAAAAAACAGGGTTTGAAAAGCTCGGATACCTTACCGACCTCAAACCGCCGGAAGCTCTACCTACTGCCGATGAACTGCTTAAGCTATGGGAAGCTCACGCCAAATGCAGCAAGGGGCAGAAAAAGAAAGTCAGTAGAGCATGGGAAGATTTCATAAGCGTTACGAATATTCAGCACATTGGACAGATAACCGCGAAAGTATGCGTCGATTTTCAAGATAATGTTTTCGACCGCGAATTATCCGGCAAGCAGCAGCAGCATATTTTTAGTGGCATCCGTCGCATGTTGAGCTTTGCAGTACAACGCGCATTAGCTGTTTCGGCATCCTCAAAAGCTCTTGAATATCTTCGCATAATGCAACCAAATGAATCCACAAAGAATATCGATCCCAAACCCATTACCCTTGCTGACTGGAACGATTTATTGAAAGTCGCAACTGGCGAAGATAAGGCAATGATGTTGTTAATGCTTAATGCTGCTCTTTACGCTGGCGAGGTTATTAATATCAAGTGGGATGATATTAAACCAAATGGCACAATGATAAGCAGAAGAAAGAAAACGGGCGAGTTTGTACGGGTTGCTGTTTTGTGGGAAGAAACCATTTCAGCATTGAATGAAATTCCGCGGAAGGGACAATATATTTTCACCGCGAGTGGTGGAGCAGCTAAAGGGAATCCATTGGAAAAAGATGGAGCTTTCAATCGCTTCCGAAGTTTGGTCAAGAAAGCAGAGAAAGAAAGCAACTGCCAGATTGCTGTTACAGCTTCCCATTTGCGAGATGGTGCATTTACTCAAGCTGTAGCTGCAAACGTCTCATTACCGATTGTAAATCTGCTGGTGGGGCATTCTAGCGGAATGGCGGATAGTTATATTTTGGCAAACCCATTGATCGTCAAACCCGCTTGCGATGCTATTCATAAGCATTATTTTCCAGTAAAGAAAGCTTGAATGTTTGCAGCTTTATTATCTACGGATACAAGCAAGTCCCAAACCTTTTGGAGTCCACCCACTGGCAATCGTTCAAGAACATTCTCAGGGTTCAACTCATATTCGTCTAAACGGTTTTTGTCGCATCCGCACATTATGGCTTTAATCATTTGTTCGCGATTCATTTCAGCTAATCTATTAAGTAAAAACTCACTCGCTTGAACAATACTAAAAATCTTTAATATCATAAGTATGTGCCGGTAAGGCTTTACACGACACCTCGTTTATCATTGCGAAGATTTTTAAGATTTTCCACTTGCGCCCAGATTCTTTCCGCGCTACACCATGTATGTCTTAAATGAATAACGGTTATTCAGATAAGACAGAAATCAATAGCCCAAACGGGCAAGGATGAATCATGGCAAAGGCAAAGAAAAGCACTGTAGTAGTTAAGGAAGTAGCTCAATCGAGCTATAACCCTTATCGAGTTGGTGGCGGTTACTGGGCGTCTGTTGAAGCTCTTATGAGCTTAGGAAAGAATAAGCTGCACTCATTCGATTCAATCGTCCCAGCAGTTAAAGCTGCAATGGGAGCAAATTTCAAATCGTTCAAGGCTAAGAAATCAGAATCGGAAAATGCCTTTGATGTTGAAAAGCGGATTCTCACGAATGTTATGGTGGTCAGCAGAAAAGATTACGGGGCACCATTGAGAGAAATCGGATATCAAGTGGTTTGGAATGGTCGCGAAAAGACCGCCGGGCTGTTCAAGTTCGATGGCAAGCCAACTGCCAAGAAATCGAAGATGAAACAAGCAGCGAAGTAAATCCCAAGGGGGGATTTTCTTTTAACCATTGGAGATACGACCATGAAAACCGCTCAACTGAAAACATCGTTTGTTGTTTATGCTTCGACAAATTACAAGACAGTCGAAAAGGCTGTTGAACTTCTAAAGGGAATGGGATTTGATGCGATCCAAAGCTGTGAAGCAAATAAGCCCTATGCAGTCAAAATTGACACGACATTTGACCGCGCCGCTAATGCGATGGATTGCGTTGGTGAAGTTCTGAAATCGCTGTAGCTCTATTAGAGTAGGGACTTGACGCGACGAAAAAGATTTGTATGACAGCAACCACCAAGGAGCAAGCAATGATAACAGTGATCCAAGATACGCAAGCAATGACATCGGCAACGTACTTTGATTCATCAGCTACGCCAGAATACAAAACCATCAAGAAAGGTACGGTGGGGAAGTATGACAGGCACGTTGTCGGCGGAAATATACTGCTGATTGTCGGCGATGAAAAATTGGTAGTTCACCCTGCTGCTACCGATTGTAACTGAATACCACCGATTGCAGCTTAACGGTTGCAATCGGTTTTTGTTTGGCTGTTGGGTACTGGTATCGTTTAAAATGTTAGGTCAATGCGAGCATTAAGCATCCGATTAGGAGTAATTACATGAGCCTTAAACACTTTGTAACGCTTATCAACGGTGAGCGGATAGACAATAGAACGTTCAAATCACTTGCGGGAGCGAAAAGACATCGACAAGAGTTGAATGATTTCAAAAATCTACCTCAGTTAAAAATTCATCGAATTAATGCTGATGGTGAAGAAGAACGCTACTGCGGTCTTGATGATAATGGCAAAGAAGAGTGGTCGGATACGCCGAGAAACGTACTTAACCGAAAACCAGGGAACGGTAGCATTCTATAAGGAACGAGTAATTGGTGATATTCAAAGTATACCATTACCGGCTGTTGTTTCGCTCGCATAATTGTCGATAAAGATTTTGTATAAATCTGTAGGGATCTGTAGGACATACGAAAACCGCCGAATGCCTAGTCGCATATCGGCGGTTTTTCGTTACTTGCTCGCTTTAACATAGCTGGCTAGAAATGCTTCTGCTAGTTCCTTGCTTAAAAAGCACCCGAGATGCTTTCGCTTGCCATTTACTGGGTAGCTCGCAACCCATTTACCAATTAATTTTGCAAAGTAAACCGAGCCACTACCCTTATCGCGCTGCTTCCTAACACGCTTAATCATTGCATCTTTTTCGCTGGTTGCTGCCATAATATAATCAGTTAGAAATTGTTCGGCTAATTCATAAGTTGCAAACGTGCCAAGATATTCCCTACCGAGTGAAACGCCGTATTTATCGCGAGCTTTATAGTGGTGAATACAGCCAGTTCCCTTGAGGCGAGTTGTGTAAACTTTTGGAGGTCTATTGTCTCTAATTTCTTTCAGCTTTTCGCGGTAATCAGAATTCGCGACATTTACAGACTGGCTTACATGGCGCAGATTGCTACGGCGGTTATCGAGCTTATTACGGTTAATGTGATCAACGACAAGATTCTCGCCGGCAGGATAAAGTATTCGGTGAAGTTCATAAGGTTGTCTTTTGCCATTCCATTCGATGGTCAACAGCATAACCAGCGCCGTTAATCCGCCAGCTTTTAGTGGGCAGAGTATGATAGTCATAATGGTCTAATAGTATTGTTCCCTTATATGCGCTTCCGCGAAATACTTCAATGCTAATATGATTCAAGTGGAAAGTGGTATATCGATGCCACTTTTTAGGTTTTGTTTTTCGGTTCATCTATACTAATTCATTTGACATTAATTGTGTTCCTTCAAAAAAGTGCGCGTTATTCACTTGGTAAGTCGATAATGAGCTATGCAATCAAACCAACGTAAGCCAAGTAAACCACGGAAACCGCGTAAACCAAATGCGCCGACCAGACTATTTCCAGGCTGTGAAATGAAATTACCTACCACCGATATTGCGGTGGATCCGGACTCTGTTCAGTTAGGAGTAGATGAGGATGGTCTGCCAATATACAGTAATAGCGATCTAGATTTGGACGAATTAGAATTTATGTCCATCGCGATCGACGATACCGATTCAATCGAGATAACAAGTCAGGGGCAGCTAGATAATCTACCGAGTGAATCGGCAGGAGAGCTAACCACTAAGAGCTTACGTTTCTCGCGGAGTGAATTGCAGCAAATAATTAGAGTATTGAAGCCCCAGGGGAAATTAGTAACGAGGTCGCGGACTTACTTGAGAGATGAGTTAGTTGGCATTATTGCCGATATGAAAAGTAATGGGGTTCTGAAAACAGCTTGATTAGGTTTTTTTGGGCTGGGGCAATGCAGTCGCTTCCTTTTCCCAGTCGATATCATACAAACGCTTGTCAACCCATACCTCGGTTGTAATGGCTCGCGGAGCAATGTTGAGATGCATCGCGTCCAGCAATTGACCGATCAGCGTAGCGTTACCATCCGACTTGCCACTCAGAAAATAATACGCGGTTCGGTGTTGGGTGGTCGGAATGTTTGCCTTGCTCAACAGTCGGTATCTTGACCATCGCAATTGCTGCCTTCGCGTCTCGATAATCTGCCGTAAATCCATATTGCCCACTTTAACAAATTAGATCGTTGCTGCAATGGGGTGCATTGCTGTACTGCAACTGATTGCACAAACAGGCATTTGTGAATCAGAAAGCGGGCAAATATTTCATCGCGGTTAAAAAGCACTCGCAAGCTGGGTGAGCCAGGCGAGTGCCAGGCAGAACAAGAAACCCAAAAGAGGTACAGCGATGAACGAGATGAACGAAGTAACCGTGAGCGGCGAGGTAGATCTGATTCAGATGCTTGTGGAAGCCAATAAAAAGGCTGATGCCGCGAAGGAGGAAAAAGAGCAATTGAAAGAGAAGCTCCGCGCCAAAGCCCTCATGGAATTGGAATCATTCAGAGCAGCAGAAGCATCCGATAAGGCCGAATACATCAAGCTCATCGATGATATCAGCGATTCATACGAAATGAAACGCAACGCTATATTGGAACGGTATGCAGAGTATGGCATTCTCCTAGCTGATTCTACTATAGACGGTTTTACATCGGAAAGCAGCATTAACGATCATATCGGCAGTATGACCAATAGCGAACGAGTGGCAATACGAGAGAAGATGAAAAGATTTCTTATCGAGGCAAAGTTAAACGGTCAGACCGTTATCGTTGCTGATTTTAATAAACATTTCGGAGTTGACCGTATGAAGGGTAAAGGGCTATGCAGACCGTTTGAGCATTTCATTAAGCGAGATGGTCATGGACGCCTAGCTACTATGGAATGGATCGGACAGATGTAATAGTTCAATAAGGCTAATAGGTAGTCTCCATAAACGACTACCTATTAGCCTTTCTATTTAGTTTCACTTTGGAGCTACAATGTCAAAACCACTATTAGTGACAACGTATCAAAAACTGATTGAAGCACGAAGTATGTTTATGTCTACCCATTGCCCGGTTGAGTTGATAATTATTGGATCACCAGGTTTAGGTAAGACACAAGCATTCAAGCGATCATTAGGGAAAGAGGGAGATGACTTCGGATACATTAGCGGGAACTGTACTGCATTCGAGTTGTATCGCACTTTATGGAAGTATAGAAACCTCCCTATTGTATTGGATGATGTCGATGACGCGCTTACTGATTCAAAAAAGAAAACGCTTTTGAAGAATGTTATGGAAGCGGAAGATAGGAAGATTGCTCGATGGGGTTCAGCATCTAAGCAATTAGTAGACGACTGGGGCAATACAATCCCTACAGCCTTTTATACCACCAGCAACTTCTGCATCATTATTAATCAGTTAGATGCGAAGACGAACAAACATTTAACCGCGATTCTATCGCGAGCCTATGCTATTCACTTTGTTCCATCTGCTGAGGAAGTTCATAGATACGCTGCCGAATACTTTGACGATTCGGAGATTTATGATTTCATAGGAGCATTCATTCCCATAATAAAGCAGCCTGATATTCGTCAATACTCTATTGCCCAGAAACTCAAATTTCACTGCGGAGATTGGAAAGGAATGTTAATAAATAACTGGCTCGAAACAGACCGCGACTTTACTATTATCATAAAAGTAATGAACAATACTGCATTGAAGACATTGCGCGAACGAGCGGAAGCATATGCAAAGTACGTTGGAACTGGGGGAGTGAATGGCTATATTGAGCGCGAGAAAAGAATCAGCCAGGTGCGTTCGTATTTGGAACATCATGGCATCTTGAAATTGGAGTCACATTAAAATGCTAACCCCCATTCGATATATCGGAAGCAAAAACCGTCTTAGCTCTCTTATTCTTTCCATCATTCCTCCCCATGATGGATACATTGAAGTCTTCGGTGGTAGCGGCGCTCTACTGATTCAGAAATCACCAGAAGTCAGCAAGTTCGAGGTCTACAATGATTTTGATGGCTATTTGGTTGCATTCTTCAGAGTGCTACGCGAGCATCCTTATGAGCTTCAACGGTTATGCCAACTCACTCCCTATAGTCGTGAAGAGCAACGCTATTGCTTTCAAACGTTCCAAGATCCATCGTTGAACGATCTTGAACGAGCAAGGCGTGTTTATACGATGTATCGCCAGGGGTTTGCTGGCAAGTATAGTAGTGGATGGGCATTCAATCAGTATTCTGATTGTGCTCAGTCATTCAGAAACCATTCGGATGCACTCTTAACTATTGCTGACCGGCTCCGAAATGTTGCATTTGAGAATGATAGCTTTGAAAAGATTATTCCTCGGTATAGTGGAAACAAACGCAATCTACTTTATTGCGATCCGCCCTACCTTGCTGATGTTCGCGGTATGAAAGTAAATACAAATTGCAAATGCACGCCCGACAAAATGTGTAAGCGGTGCAGTATCTATCGATGCGAGATGAGCTTGACCGATCATATCCGTTTTCTAAAGGCTATCACCACCACGCCCGCAATGGCAATAGTATCAGGATACGATAGCGATGTTTACGAAGATTACCTGATTAGTTGGAAGCGATATGCGAAGGTGCAAAGTATCGGGTGTTCCAATATTTTGGGGGATGGTAAAACCAGAAAAGCAACCGAAATACTCTGGGTAAATAACGCTGCCGAAATAGCCCTGAGAGAGGCAGAATATGGTTTGTAATGTTTATCGCGGTTAAAAAGTAATCGCAAATAAATAATTAGTAGGAATAACCTAGTAGTTAGTGCGTTTATAAAAGCTACTATGTCCGTAACTAATCGTTAGTCGATTGAACCGACCACCATCTAAGTTCTGGTTACTGTACTAACCAGATTTTCAACAAGCCGTTTCCAGATGGTAGTTCAATTGCCTTCTGGGAATGGCTGTTTTTATTTCAATAGGATTACTTCATATGAAGATAGTGAATGACATTATCCAATACCTAAAATCTCACGGAGATGCTGTTAGTTGGACAGACGAACCGTATATGCAGTTCGCGGCTGAATGGCAGGATTGGAGTTTTGCAAAGCCAGGATTTCATAATTGCTGCACACTTTGTATTTGATCTATACTCCGTTGTTTACATACATATGTATCGTCTTATTTTCGTATAACCAATAGCGTCTCCTTCAAGAAAACACAAAATGTTGAAAGATTTGTTAAAGATACTAATCCTAATCAATAGCGAGGTCCATTTGGTATTCACATAATTTGTGAAAATAATTTAATAATTCCTGTGAATCTTAAAGGACTAATTGCATAAAAAGACGATAAGATAGTACCGAGCTAAGCGGGGCTTATTCTGGTAGATTTCTAAAATACAATTACCGGAACCGATTTGCGGTTCACCTACCAGAAAAAAGCACCCCTTAGCATTGGGTGCTTTTTTCGTTAATATCAACCCTTCCGACTACCGATTAAAAGGTACTCCCATCGCTTGATGTATAACGAAAAAGCAATTGACCAATAAGACAATAGGTTCCTTACTCGCACTTGTCCATTAACAACTTGTAGTTGTTATAAAAAGCGGGAGTCATAGCAACTAACAAAAGGTCGTTAGTTGGAATGGATAACTGAAATGGTTCTTTTCCATATTATTAATGGTTTTCTTCCAGGCAACGAGATAGTAGTCGATCTATCACCAAACACCGCGTCCTGGTCCACCAAGTCACAATTAATAAAGAGCCAGTATAACGGTAGCTATCTGGTAGGTGTAGCTATATCCTCCTTAATGCTTTCTATATTGTCGATGTTACTGCCGATGTTACTGTCGGTAATTGATAGTTACTCTTCATCTCTATTGTTTAGTTGTTGTTCTTTTCTTTCTCTTTCTTATTAAGAGATAAGGAACTTCGTACTGTGCTTTATTGGTAGGTGACGGTGGGAGGTGTTACGCGACAAAATAATGAACTAATCACTTATCTTATGATAATCAAATACCAACGATATGTTAATAGCATGAGAAAGCCAATCACTGATAAGCAATATCCTCTACTGAAAAGAGAAGGGATAACAGATGAACTATGCAGATTGTTAAGTAGTCGTTCAGCAGGATGTTTATTGACAGATATCTGGTATCCGCCAGCTAAGAATGAATTCGACCCTGTTAATAATAGCGACGATGACGGATTAGCCTTTCAGCTATTGGATTGTGGATTTGAGCCAGAATTAATAGTCACGCTCACCCGCAATACGGTTTACAAGATTCTCGATGATTTACCGCCAGACAATCCAATCGCGGAGGTCGAAGAATTAATTGCTGAATTGGTCGATGACATTATCCACGGCAGATAAGCCGACCTCGCCAGCTCCGCCATAACCGCCAGGATCGACCAGCTCGCTTTGAACGATACAACCCCTGTCGTAGTACCTATTCTGGGTTTGGACTCGCCAGAATCGACAGGAACGCATCTGGTGAGGTCACAGCAACTGCCTGCGCCGTCAATCTGTCCAAGCAGCTTGGACGCGACAAATAGAGGATTACCAGATTATGCCCGCGAACTACAAAGAGTGAATCAAATCGACCGCGATAATCTGTTTCTTGAAATTTCCAAACTAAGCCAGGCAATCGGTGAAGTAAAACTTAAGCATAACGAAACAGACGAAAAGATTGACCATCTCAATAAACTGCTTACCGGGAATGGCACTCCCGAAAAAGGTATCATTGTTCGACTTGATCGATTAGAACAGGCAACCGTTAGTAGAAAATGGTTAATGAGAACAACCATCGTAGCTTGCATCGCTGCTATCATATCAACTATTTCACATTGGCTTAAAGGTATCTAATTGTCACTGATGGATGTGCATGACTGAGGACTAAAGGGTAATCCGGACGACACCATATATGACGCTGATAACGTCCATCTACTGATACGGTTCAAACGGTTCAAACAGACTATCTATTTACTCACCCGTATCAGGGTCCGAGCCACCAAGTTATCAGTGCGGTGGCTCATTTTATATAGGTGAGAAATGAATAAAAGCACATTTTGCGAAGCTTATCAATATCAAGTAATACCTACCAAAGTCGGACACATCTTAGCAAGCGAATGCCGGCATTCGACTTGGAAAGATTCCATTAAACGTATCTTTAGCGATTGCATTGGAAATATCTCCACCGCGATGGTAAAGGAGATGTTTGATTGCGATTTAATTTTAGGAGAGATGACATCGACAGGTCACTATGGCACCACCCAGTACCGCTACTATTTTCAGTATAATGAAAACACGTACCAACTCATTCACACTAGCGAGTTTGAATCCTGTTCCTATTCAAAAGTGACTTTGGCGCTCGACGGGCTAGATATTGTAGAAACCGCGCCACAGACGTTCTATGCTTGCGAAAAATAACCAGTGCACGCAACTAAATAAAAATGGCGATAACATTTTAAGCAGGAAGGGAGGAGTCCTAAAGTGGGTAGGACGGCGGTGAATATTAACAATAAACCGCAGCCTGTTTTGTTTGCCTGTTTTGTTGTTTGCTTCAAAAATAAAGGTATTTCCACCTCAATATCGAATACTGAATTATGCCAAACCCAACAAAGGTGCCATACGGCGCAAATGGAATCTATCTACTCTCGCCCTCGCCGACAGCCACTGGCATTACATTCTTACTCGCTAACGATAAAGCTCTATCTGATGCTATTACCGCAATAAGTTCCGACGATGCTTATCTGCCACTTACTGGCGGAACACTCACAGGCAATCTCTATTTTGGGAATGATACCTACGCGGTCTTCGGCGGCGCCGCGATTTCTAGCGATGGCAATCAAGGTCTGAACCTCGGAAGTAATTCAAATCCAAGCGTTCTTTCAATTAGCAGCAGTAATTCCATCATTACGACTGGTGGAAATATACTTGATAATGGAGAGGGTGGAGGTGTCGCTTCATTCAATAACAATGTCTCCATTAATGGAAATTTGCAAATCCAGGCAGGAAATACAGGAGCTGTCACTTATGCAGGTAGTCAATCAATCCAAGATGACGGAAACAGCGGATTAAACATCACTGATGGCAGTGGCTACGGAATCAATATCAATATCAATGGCAGCAGCAATAACGAAAGAGGAGGTATAGTAATCATCAACGGCAGTGGTGGTAATACTGTATTAGACGATGGTTATGGCAACTTGTCCGCAACTAGCTTATCAGGTCAGCTATCAGGTAACGGCACAGGAATCACGGGCATAAATGCTAATAATATTACATTAGGCACGCTCGGTGGAACGTATGGCGGAACTGGTGTAAATAACGGCAGTAAAACTATTACGCTTGGTGGCAATTTGACCACTTCTGGAGCGTACAATTTAACTTTGACGGTATCAGCTACGACATCGGTGACTCTACCGACATCGGGAACATTGGCAGTAACAGGTGCTAATACCTTTACTGGTGATCAGACGATATCCACTCATAATCTTGTAACTGATACCGCCACTGGCTCGAAAATTGGTACAGCAAGTAATCAAAAGTTAGGCTTTTGGAACGCAACGCCAGTAACGCAACAGACTACATCGGGATCGTCTTCTACTATTGTTGCAAATTCGGGCACTACAGTAAATCAGTCTACTACTTACGATGGTTACACAATTCAACAGGTAGTTAAGGCACTAAGAACGATAGGAATTTTAGCTTAAGGGGATCATGGCAACTTTAATTTCACCCATCAATCCAGCAGCTCAGGCAGCGAATCAAGTGGTCGGTCTAGCAAGTCAGCAATTTACCCAACTTCAACAGGCAGGGAAAAGCGGATATACCATTATTTGGAATAATCCTTATGGCTTGACGCCTCAGCAAGTAATTAGTGCGCTGGGGACTAATGCTAAAATGGTATTCGAGCTTCAAGCATTAAATCAATCAACACTCATGAGCGCCGCAAACATTGCAGGCGTTGTTGCACCTGTTCTGCCATCCATACCAAATGGTTATACGCTGACTTTTAACAGTGATGGATCAGCAACAGTTTCGCAATCATCTTCATCTTCATCGGGATCATAATGCCTCAAATCAACTCCTACGTTTCTAGTATCGTTGATTTTGTCAATGGTTCAACCCCCAGAACCATTGACATCTATACCGTCCCGACGGGATATATTCTCATTATCGATAGCTTCAATATTGCAGTTATTAGCAGCACGTCAACCAGCAGCAGTTCATCAGGCTCCACCGGTTCAAACGATACTCTAACGATTACCTTTGGTAATAGCACTAACTCTACTGCTTATGAACAGACACACAATCAGGACTCACTGATAGGTTTGCAACTGATACCATCTACGCAAGCAGCACCAGCAGGTACAATCATTACCGCGACTATAACAACAAATAGCAGCGCGGCTACAGAAACAGGCATCGTTTCTGTTAATGGTTATCTTGTTGAGTCAAGTGGTAACACTGCCAATACTCCAAATCCGCCAGCAAGTAATTCTTTCATGGGTTATTTTTATACTGTAGATTCTGGTGGTAATGCTGAGGCAAACATTACGGTCAGCTATAGCTTAATCTCCGCGCCGAGCAATAACGGATTCATTTACGATGGTTCCACTCAAACAGTAACATCAAACAGCAGCGGTTTGATCGAGATACCGATTGTTCTCGGTGCTACATATCAGTTTTGGAATGCAATCAATCAATCTCAAGTGATTACGATACCAACGACTGCAACTAGCCCGTATGCGATGCCTAACTGGGTTCAAGTGCAGTTAACTGAATGAAATATAAAGGAAAGCAACGAATATGATGAGAACAACACACAAGGCAATGATGTCCATAGGAACAGAACAACGCACTAAAGGAACAGAAATGAATATCGCTATCAAGAATGAAATCGTAAAGGCTATCGATGTTAAGGTGTCAACTTCGATCTTATCTAGTGGCGACGTACAGTATTCACTCACTAAAAAGATTGATGGTAAACCACAGACGGTTGATATTGCTGTAACGTCTTATTGGCATAATAATCTAGATGCTGAGGCGGTAGCAAAGGTGATTATTAATAATGCTAAAGATAAGTTTGCAAAGTTAAGACACGTTAGTGCTAATGTAGTGGACACAACTGATAAGACAAGTGATAAGACAACTGATGTTACACCAAAGGTTTTCAAGTGAAGTTAGTTACGTAGTTAGGTAGGTTGGTAGGGTATCACAAATCCTCACAACGTTTGGAAGCGAAGACCAAACGCCGTGTTTTTCACGTTTTTTGCCCTATTTTTACAACCCAGCCAGAGTCTATAGAGCCTATTTTGTAGGATTAACTATGAAAACAACAACTCAACAGCTAACCCCTAATAAGGGACGCCCAGAAATGCCCAAACATTTAATCCGTGAAGCACGCAAAGAATGGAATCGAGTGTGCGATGAGCTGGATATGATGGGAACGTTATCAACTGCTGATAAAAACATAATTGCTATGTACTGCATAGCATGGGCGCGATGGCTGGAAGCTGAAGATAAGATAAGCGAACAAGGTGCTATCTGTTTATCTCCCAAAGAAAAGACTCCACAGCATAATCCATGGTTCACGGTATCTCAGAGAAGTTGTGAACAACTGCTAAAGTATGCGAAAGAGTTAGGTCTAACTCCATCAGCAAGAGCAAAGATTAAACTCGCTAAGGAGATCGACAGCACAGAGCCTGTAGAAGATTTCGCAGAGTTGGAAGATTAAAATACGCACTCGGGGGACCATGCCAGTATATCCATGTCGCGTCGGAACATGTAGTGCTTTATTGAAGACTCGCGGATATTGCGATAAACATCAGCATCTTGCACCGCCTGTACAGAAACATTACAGCCAGTATTCTCGCGATCCAGAATCGGTAGCATTCTACCGATCCACTCAATGGAAGAATACGCGCAATACGAAACTAAATAACAATCCTATTTGCGAGCACTGCAAGAGAGAATTAGCCGCTCAGGTTCACCATATAAGGCCAGTGAAACAAATCAGAATTACCGAACCTCATCTACTTCATGATGCTAGTAATCTGTTGTCACTCTGCGCGAGTTGCCATAGTCGTATAGAAAAACGGTGGGGTCACAGTGAATAGTATAATAAATCTTCCCTACGACAACTGGCGTCGAAATAGTCTTATCGACAATGATCTTTACTACTATGATGCAAAGGCAGCGAATCGTGCTGTTAAATTCATTGAAACCTATTGCTGCCATGTTAGAGATAGGTGGGCTGGGATGCCATTCTTGTTGATGGATTGGCAAAAAGTGATTGTACAAGATCTGATAGGTTGGAAACGACGCTCGGATAATCTCCGCAGATTTCGGGAGCTATATCTGGAGCTTCCAAAGGGACAGGGCAAATCTGGTTTGCTAACCTCCATAGGTATGTTTTTATTTCTAGCGGATGGTGAAGCTGGGGCGACGATTGTATCTGGTGCTACAAATTTCCAACAGGCTAATGTCACTTTCGGTTTAGCAAAGATGATGATCGAAGAGTCTGTGAAGTTTAAAGATATGAAAGATAAAGAAACTCTCGATCCTCAGCAGTTTGTGATCAAAGGTCCAAAGAATTCAACCTGGCGAATCATATCAGGTGATGGTGAAGGGAAAGCGGGAGATAATCCCACTTGCTTTATCTATGATGAAATCTGGGAAGCTCCTAACCGCAAGCTATACGACAGTGTTTCCAGAAATGCTAAGAAACGTAGTCAGCCACTTATTCTTATTGCCACTAACTCAGGCACTAGTAAAGAATCAATCTGCTGGGAATTACACGAAAGAGCTACGCGAGTAGTGGAAGGGGTCAGCAAGGATGATGAGCTTTATCCTGTTATTTATGGCAGCGATGAAGCTGAAGATCCTTATGATGAGGAGCTATGGAAGAGAGTAAACCCTGCATTAGATCAGATAATAACGATTGAAACATTACGCAGCGAAGCAAAAAAGGCACGCGAGGTACCAGCACTAGAGGCGGAGTTTAGGCGTCTTCATTGCGGTCAATGGGTCCAAGGCACGAGCAAGTATATTGATATGGGTCAGTGGGATGCCTGCTCGAAAGGCTTTTCTGCTGATGATGTCGCTGGCTTACCACTCGTGCTGGGATTAGATATGAGTTTGAATGACGATCTGACTGCATTGGCATTTATCTACATTGGTAGTAATAATCTCTATGCGAAGTGCAGATTTTATTTACCACATAAAACCGCACAAGAATACGAGCAACGCGATGGTATCAAGTTCGCGGAATGGTCACGCAGTCATATCGACCTGCTCGATGCCGATACGATTGATCCGCAAACTCAACAAGACATAGCAAACTACATCATATCCCTCAAAGATACGAATAATCTAAAAGCACTCTGCTATGACAGGAACAGGGCAAGCAATGTTATTGCGTTAGTGGACGCATCTGGCATTCCATGTATTCCTGTAGCTCAAAACTGGGAACTATCTCCAGCATGCGAAGAGCTTACTAGGAGATTGAAAGATAAGAGCATCGTTTTATCCGCATCTCCTGTACTACGTTGGAACGCGAGTAATGTAGAAGCTCGAACAGATAATAAAGGAAACGTCCATCTAATTAAGGAAGCAAGGAAATGCACTTATCGTGGTAGACGATCCCAAAAGATTGACGGCATCACAGCTCTCGTGACAGCACTTACGCGGGTGGGTATTGAAAGCCGCGAACCAATAAAGAAGCCAAGTATTTACGAAACGCGCGGTGTGTTTAGTCTCTAAAGAATAATCGGGGGAGTTAATGTTGAATTGGTTGAATCCGTTAAAGCGATGGTTTGGTGCAGCGACAGCATATCAGCCAGGCACTGGAAGAATCGTCCCTGTCTCCACTCGCACTGGTGCTGGCGTAGATATCAATGAAATCACAGTATTGAGCATCCCTGCCTTTTTTCACGGTATTAGATTATACGGTCAGACCCTCGGCAATCAGAAGTGGGATCTTATTCATCACCTAGATAACAACTCTATAGAGATAGCTAGAAAACATCCTGTCCATGCTCTGCTGCATAACCGTCCTAACGAGTTTCAATCATCAGCAGAATTCCGTGAAACTATCATTGGTCATGCTTTGGTTTATGGTGGAGGTTTCGCGTATATCGAACGAAATGGAAACTACCGTCCTACTGCATTGCTTCCGCTCTTGCCCGACAGAACTAGACCTCAACTCGATCAAGGCAAGTTTAATTATCTCACTATTGTTAATGGCAAGCAGATTACATTGGAGCCTGATGAGGTGTTCCATATTCGTGGTTTCTCGATGAATGGAACATCAGGTGTTCCGCTTGTACAGATCATGAAAGACACTCTCGGGCTCACTAAGGCACAGGAAGAATTCGCATGCAAGTTCTACGGCAATGGTGCCAACATGGGTGGGTTCTTTGAAATGCCTGGTTCCCTTACGGTTCAAGCGCAACAAAATCTAAAAGATAGTATGCGTAGAGAATACGGTGGTTTGGGTAATGCTTTTAAGCACATCTTTTTAGAAGATGGTGTCAAATATCACCAGCTAGGTACCGATCCAGACAAAGCGCAATTTATCGAGGGCAGGCAGTTCCAACTCTCTGAAATAGCAAGAGTGTTAGGTCTGCCATGCCATCTATTATACGATTTATCAAGAAGCACTAATAATAATATAGAACATCAGGGCATCGAGGTCGTGACTTATTCCTTTGCTCCGTGGGCTGGCAAGTTATGCGATGAAGCCAATAATAAATTGCTGTATGAAAGTGAAAAAGATGATTATGAAACTCGCATCGATTTAACTCCGCTAATGAAGGGCGACGCGCTCACTCAGGCTCAAACCGATCAGATCCGATTTAATACGCTTGCTATCACTCCGAATGAAATACGAGCTAAAGATGGTCGCAATCCTATCGATGGCGGCAACGATCTGTATATCAATCAGGCTTATTTGCCGTTGTCGATTTCTATGCAAAAGGCATTGATGCCATCGCAACCTTTGGGATTGCCAAACCCAGCAACTCCAGCAACAGATCAAAACATTGGCATCAATACCGATGCCGATGAGGGCGATGATAGTGTGCCTGGCAATCCATCAGCGGGCGAGAAAGATGTAATCGGTCCTGCTGTGCCTGATAAATTAGTGGATGATGATTTGGGTCGTTCTATACTTGCTCCCGTAATACATGACGCTATTGGTCGAATCGTTCGGCGGGAATCAAAAGCGATCAGCGCCGCCGCGAGCAAGTTTAACCGCGAACAACTCCGCACCTGGTTCATCAAATTTGCTGAAGATGAATCCAAGCATATCGATGAAGTATTGCAGCCAGTCATCAGGGCGTTAGAGGCGTCTGGATCGGTCTGGGACGCATCCTATAGCAGCAGACATCTTGCAACCCTATCTCAAGGCATGGAAGCGGTAATAACTGCTCCAGAAGCCCAAACAGATACAGCCCTCGCTGATCTGATGAAACTTTTAGAGGAACTGCCAGACAAATCATTGAAGGGAGAGGTATGAAATTACAATTACGCTCGCAAATCGGTGCAACTATCACCAGCGAGAACAATAAGCTTGTCGGCAGGGCAATCGTTTGGAATTCACTGTCTCAAGATTTGGGAGGATTTAAAGAGAGATTTCTCCCTGGCTCGGTAACTGATTCTGTTCGCGGTGGTCAAATCGCTGCTCTATTTAACCACGACACATCCAAGCCACTAGCCACACAGACCAATGGAACACTTCGACTATTGGAAGATTCCGAGGGCTTGCAGGTTGAGATAGATTTACCAGATACATCTTATGCTAATGATCTTCGCTCTTTAATGAAACGTGGCGACGGCACTGGCATGAGTTTTGGTTTTTCTCCTATAGATGTTAATTGGGTCAAAGAAAACGGTATCAATATCGCGGAAGTAAGAAAAGCAGAATTAGGTGAGGTGTCGCCATTGCTTGGAGTGCAGCCAGCATATCAAGCCACATCTATTGCGTTGAGATCATTAAATGATGAACAGATTGATTATGTCGATACCTATGGGATCGATGTAGATCAGTTAGCTGGTGTTTTTATATCAATTAAAAAAGGATTCCAGCTATCTGATAAGGAAAGAGATTTGATGCAACAGGCTCGGAGCTTGTTCGCATTGTCAAAATATCCTAAGCCAGCACTTCAAGCGGCTTGCGATAAGGCAGCAAAGATACTGATTTAAGTGAGCCTCATTATCTTATCCAAGTATCAGATAATGAAACAGCCAAGTCTGTAGGGGCAATCTTAACGGCAGCAAAGCTGTAAAGGAAACTTAACTATAAGAAAATGGGGAAACTCACATGAATTGGGAACAGATTAAAGGTTTGAAAGAATCACGCGCAAAGGCTTTTGCCGATGCTGCTGCAATCCGCGAGATTGCTAATAAAGAAAACCGCGACCTCACTGCGGACGAAAACACAAAGCACGAGAAACTGCTTTCAGATGTAGAGTCGTACAAGGCTCGCATTGATCGTGAGGAACGCGCTGCTGCAATGGATACTTTTATTGCAGATCATAAATCCAACGTTTCCAACGTCGGACGCGAAGATAACAAGCTCGGTATCCCAGCTAGGGATTTGCGAAAGTATTCAATTCACAAAGCTATTCGTCAAAGCCTCGCGCAGCTAAAAGGTCACGGGCATCTAGACGGGCTGGAAGCTGAAGTAAATGATGAAATGGAAAAGCGTATTGGCAAAAAAGCACAGGGCTTTTATATGCCTACTGACATTCCAATGGCCAAACGTACACTGAACGCTACATCTACTGGTGTTGGTTCTATCATGACCACAACGGAAGCGACTTTTATCGACTTCCTTCGTGCAAAACTGGTGACTGACAAACTGGGAGCTACGATCCTCACAGGGCTTCAGGGCAAGATTGCTATCCCTCAAAAGACAGCAACCTCCACTGCCTATTGGCTAGCTGATGGAGGATCACCAACAGGCTCTAACTCAACGCTTGGTCAAGTATTGTTTTCTCCTAAGACTCTCGGTGCATATACCGATATCACTCGTCAGTTCGTTGAACAAACATCTTTGGATGCTGAGGAATTTACTCGCGACGATTTGATCCGCACTTTGGCTGTTGCCATTGATACGGCAGCTTTCGTCGGAACGGGAGCAAACAATCAGCCTACAGGAATTGTGAACACGTCTGGTGTTGGCAATATCGCAATCGGAACTAACGGCGGTGATCCAACTTACCAAACGTATGTTTCATTGGAAACCACTGTGGCTAACGTTAATGCAGATTTGGGTCAAATGTCTTACGTCACCACACCTGCTCAACGGGGATATCTGAAAACGTTAGCGCGTTCAAGCTCTGCTGTAGGCGTTGGTTTCGTATGGCAGGATGATAACACGATCAACGGCTATCCAGCATTTGCAAGTAACATTCTTCCAAATAACGGCACCAAAGGAACTGGGACAAACCTGAGCACTTCAGTATTTGGAAACTTTAATGATCTAGTTATTGCTCAATGGGGTGGACTAGACATTATCGTAGATCCATACACTGGGTCTAGCTCGGGCACGGTTCGCATCGTCGCATTGCAGGACTTGGATATTGAGTTGCGTCACGCCGCTTCATTCGCGTACTGCTCTGATTTGGCTTCTGTTTAATAACTACAATAAGGAGTCTGGGTCTAATCACCCAGACTCCTTATCTGTTTAAGGGGAAAATGTATCCAACGACTTTAGACATGCACTCTAAGTTATCTGCTCCACTGAAACTGGAATTGGTAACTCAGCCAGCAATCGAACCAGTATCAGTAAATGAACTGGTCGATTTCCTACGCTTGCCTCAACTCGATGATATTGCATTAGTCACTTCACTCGGAATAGTCGCTAGACAATACATTGAACAAGTCACGAGACAAACCCTTATCACTCAGACATTTAATTTATGGTTGGATTTCTTCCCGTCGTCTATCCTTATCCCCGTTGTTCCTTTCCAATCGGTATCATTTATCCAATGGACGGATCAAGGCGGTATAGTAGAGACACTGGATCCAAGCAAATACGAGGTAGATACTAAAGGAACACGTCCAGTTATTGTGCCACCATTAGGGTATTTCTTTCCTATCGCGAAAGTGCAATATCCTAACGCAGTGCAGGTGCAATTTACTGCTGGATATGGTGATGATCCATCCGATGTCCCTGAATCATTCAAGTTGATGATTAAGCAGATGGTTGCGTTAAACTATAACGCGAGGGAAGCAGTTGTCATGGGGCAAACACCAGCAATAGTGCCGCATACATTCGATTCGTTATTGCGTATCAATAAAGTGTGGGGGTTCTGACGTATATCACACCTACCCCAGTAGGGGAGTTTACAAAACTATTTACCATACTGGACCGCTCATTTACCACTAATGAGCTTGGCGAAAGCGTTCCAGTAGAAACGGCTACCAGAAAAGTCTGGGGTAAATTAAAACCTCTCCAATCCACTAAACTGTATGAGAATGCTCAAATCGAATTGAACGTCACTCATGAGATAAGAACCCGTTATTTTAGCGGTATCACATCGCAAGATAGTTTTCAATACCATGGCAGACAGTTCGATATCGCATCCATCATAGACATTATGGAACAGCATATCGAGTTGTTGTTTCTTGTTAAGGAGCAACGCGCATGAAGTCTATTGAAGTAAAAGGTGATAAACACTTACTTAAAATCTTACAGGAACTAAATAGTAAAGTGGCTAAGCAAGTAAACCGTAGGGCAGTCAACCTCGCCACTACTCCAATATTGCAGGCTGTTAAGCAGAATGTACCTGTTGATAAAGGCGATCTGAAAAAAGCCCAGACGAAAAAGATAACAAGTAAGGGTGGACAGGCTAACGGAATAGTCGGTGCTGATGCTGATTATGTAAGTGAAGATGGCAGCAGACCAGCACATTACGATCACATAATCGAATATGGTCATATTGCTCAAGACGGTAAACATGTACCCGCTAATCCCTACATGCGCACAGCATGGGATTCTTCAATAGAACAAGCGAGAGAAATACACGAGAAAGCATTGCAGGAAGGTATAGATCAGGCAACTAAGTAAAGGGATGTAATGAGCGCGACAACACTTGAAGGGGCATTAACATCTTACATATTGGCTAATACAGCATCGGGCGGTGTGGTTTCGTTCATCGCGGGCAGGCTTCATCCGACGACCGATCCACAATACATAGCATTACCCAAAATCACTTATCAAAGAATAAATACGCAGCGATCATCGTACATTGGTGCATACACAAATGATGGTCCTACTACTATGGCGTTAGCCACTATTCAATTTGATGTGTGGTCTAATTCATTATTAACCGCGAAACAGACAGCAGCAGCGTTAAGGGAACTGCTAAATGGTTACTCTGGAATTCTTGAAGGAATAATTATCAATTCCATGCAAGTAGTACAGGAGAGAGAGATAGATGCAGCACTTTATCCGGGTACGGAAAAACCCATACAAAGAGTGATGTTATTAGTTAAAGTTATTTATACAGATTAAAAAGGGGATTCAATGGCAAGTCAATACACAGTAGGTTTTGGAAGTTATATTAGTTATGCTACTGAGACAGTAGGTCTAGGCACTTCATCTTCATCGACAGGCAGCTATACAAAGATCGCACAGACAATCGATCTAAATAGTCCTATGCCTGAAGTTGGTGACATCAAAATTACCAACAACGACAGTCCAAACAACACTCACGAATATGCACCGGGCTTGATTGAGCCAGGTACTTTGGAGTGGGAGGTTGTCTATGTGAAATCAACCTTTGAAACTATTTATGCGTTCTTAGGAAATAACTCGATCTACAGTTTTCAAGAGACTTTTTCAGATGGTTCAGTTTGCACTTTTTCGGGCTATTGGAAGACTCTCGGGGTCGAGGGTAAGACCGAAGACGATGCACTCAAAGGTAAGATGTCTATCAAACTGACCTCCAAGCCTGTTTGGTCTTAATTGTAATGTAATGTAATAGGAAGAAATTATGGCTTTATCAAGAGATGCGTTAGTTGGTTTCAAGCCAAAGACAAAGGAAATCAATTTGCCTGATGGTCGTGGTACTGTCATCGTCCGCGAGTTAAGGGCATCCGAAGTGATCGACTTTAGTAGGCAACGCGAAACCGATCCTGCTGGTGCAATTTTCAAGTTGATTGTAAACGCCACAGTAGATGAAAAAGGTGATGCTTTGTTTACAGCTAAAGATGTAGATGAAGTGGCGAAACTTCCTTATCAGATAAGCGATACACTTGTGGATGGGATTTTAGCTTTAACTGGTCTGACTGATGATACCAAAAAAAAACAAGCAGACGCAACGAAATAAAGCACGATCATGAGTTTCGCATTCTGATGAGGATATGCAATGTAATAGGCGTTGTTCACCCAGATCATCTATTGGATGTAATGACGCAACGGCAGCTAGAGGATCGCATTGCTTTTGAGCAGATAGAACCCAGTGGAACACCCGTAAGTGATTACCATGCTGCTCTTGTGGCATGGGCAGCAGCGCGAAATCGTAAAGCGAAGATATCGCACTTCATTCCTATGTGGGGAGGACAGGATCCAGTTGATCCAGAAACCTACAAACTAAAAGCAAAGGCTGTATATGGTCGCGCAAGTCGGGGGCTAAAGGAAAATGGCTAAAACGATCTCCTCATTATCCGTCTCTCTCAATAGCAACGTAGCACCATTTCAGAACGGTCTAAAGTCTTCCTCAAGATCAGTAACAGAATTCGTAAGTAAGACGGAATCCGCTGGTGCATCTTTGCTTGAACTATCAGGCGTTGGTGCAGCAGTTGGTGCAGCTTTTGAAATTGCCAGTAAAGCAGTAGAAGCTTTTGGTGATGCGTTTAAAAATGCTGCTCAATTTGAGACGGCATCAGTTCAATTAAAAGCCCTCACTGGCAGCAGCGATGTTGCTGCATCGTCCCTCGATAATCTTCGCAAAATGTCGGAACATACACCGTTCTCTTTTCCTGATTTATTGACGGCTGAAAAGAGGCTTCTAGCTGTAGGCGTATCTGCTCAAGCCATTCCAACTATATTAAAACAGTCTGGCGATGTTGCTGCTGGTGTTGGTGCTTCTATCGGTGATATATCCGATGCGTTTGTTAGAGTAGCAAGCGAAGGATCACTAGGTACTCGGGAACTTAAAGAGTTTGGACGCGAAGGTATTCCACTTCTGCAAACATTAGCAAGGCAATTTGGAACATCTGCCGAGGGCGTCAAACAACTGGCAGAAAACGGTCAGATCGGATTTACTCAGCTTGAAGAAGCATTTGCATCAATGACAGGTGCAGGTGGTCGATTTAACGGCATCCTCGAAGCACAAGCAAATACTATCGGTGGCGTATGGCATACCATTACAGCCACTATAGAAGATGATGGTGCCAAGATCGCTGAAGCAGTTATAAAGGCTTTCCATATCGACAAAGCTTTTAGCGGATCGACTTCGATTGTTGACAAAATCACTGATAAAGTCATCCATCTGATTGATATTGCTGGGCATGTAGCTGATGTAATTTATAGAGCATTCAATGGGAGTGAACTACAGAAATTCATCATCTACATGGGGCAGATCGACATGAAGATTATCAACCTTGAGGGAAGCACTTTAGTTTCTCTCGCTAAGACACTGTATAAGGCTTTCGATGGATCTGCATTGCAAGGGTTTATAATTGGACTTGCGCAAATAGACGAAAAGATGTATGAGTTGGCTGGCACCACTGCCTTTAAGGTGATGGAATATGGCTTAAACATTATTGAGAAACTCGCGAAAGCAGTAATCGGTTTGGGCGAATATTTCTACAAGGCATTCAATATAGCACCACTTCTAGCTAAGGCAGAGGCAGCGATACATAAGCTGGGAGTAGCGATCAATTATGTGCTTGATAGTCTATTGAAACTTGAGGGAGTTGAATTATCAAAGGTTGAACCGCCAAAGATTGATAAGCCAGAAGTGCCAGATCCAGATCCAGCAAAAGTAAAAACATTTCTTGATCCATCAAGTCAAACACTAACTATTACGCCCGAAATTAAACATGCTAAGATTATTCGTTCGGGTTCTGCTGAATCCCAAGCGTTACAATATCAACAGCCTAAGCTCCTGATGCTGAATATGGGTACTAATGTTGCAGCAGCTCATCAATCTTTAGCACCAGAAGCTCAACAAGTATTGCCGAATACAAAGTTGCCAGCAGGTTCGCGGTCACAATCAGCACCATCACTGGCTGAACAATATCAAAAGCCAGATATTGCTATTCCGAAGATTCCAGCAAAGCAAGTGAAACAAGATAAACCTATTAAACCTTATGAGGCTAAGCATGCTGTTGTTGATAAGCATTACAAGGAACTGGGAGGGTATCAGGGAGTACGCACTCAATTGGAAGATGCTACGTTAAAAAATGGTTTGTATGAAATGCACTCTAATCTTGGCGGTCATATGTCAGCCAAGTTGACGCCAGAACAATATGATACTTTCCGCTCTGCTGGCTTTGGTCAACGCGATTACACCAATTATGGCGTTGACATGAACGACCGTAGCAGCGATCACTACAAGAGCACTTTAAAAGAAGCATTAGAGCGTAATAGTATGGGGGTGCATGATCGTTGGGTAGCCAATCATGGGGGTGTCCAACCTGATTCTATTCAGAAACGAGACTTATCATCGTTGTGGAGGAAGCCAGATAGTTCAATAGATAAATGGAATAAGAGCCATGAGGGTGGTGAAGCTGGTGGATATCTTCCTCATCCATCTGCTGCGCGTCTGGATGCTGCCATTAAAGCAACCGCAGATGCTGCCATGTCCAAACCCAATGTTAGTAAAACACCTGCGCCAAAGGTAACTGTACCTGCTGTATCTCATCCTCATGTAGCTGCTGAAACATTGACATCTAATGCACAAAAGACGGAAGACAATAAAGAGGATTGGCGACAGGCTAACGAATGGCTCTATAGAATCGAATATAACACTCGACCTATTCAGCAGAATCAAACACAAACGGTAAGCATTTAACGGTTAAAGGGGTTAAGGGATGAGCGTAACATCAGTCAATTGGCAAACACATTTAAGCAGAAGCGGAAACCAGAATGATGGTACTGCCTTTGCAGAAGAATACTTTGTTATTCAGTGTAATGCTGATACTAATTCAACGAGCATTCAAGGAGCATCTGCTGGCGGTACAACCGCTCCACTCTATGGTTCTCTTCATCCTGTGCAATCATTTTTATATTGCAACAGCACCGAATATACGCCAATGCAACAGAACACTCGCCAGATATTTCAATGTAGGGCGATGTATACCGACGATCCTATCGTAGATCCATTGACTCAACCCGCTGTCATCAATTGGAATTTCTCTGATGATGGTCAGCAACCTTATTTTCTTGATTGTTCTTCAACTCCGCAACCAGTTGTCAATTCTGCTGGAGAATTGTTTAGCGATTATCTCACGCGAGCCAATGGAACAATCACTGCTACCTATGCAATCAATCTGACACCCTCGGCAGCAGCATCGATGGCGCAGACACTGGTCAATTATACGAACCCTGTTCCAGCAGCGAATCAAGGTGGGTTTACTTTCGATGGGCTATCTATTAGTGACAATCAGGCTCTGATTAAAGGAGCAACTATATCGGGACTGCAAAAACAGAATGTACTTGGAGTTTATGTACAATACCGAACGGTCACTTATTCGCTAGCGTTCAAATACTCTTGGCAGGATAAGGTGGATGATCGAGGATTTAATGCAAAGGTGAGTAGTGGCACTGGATTGCAACCGATTGTAATGAGCAATCTAACCCCTCAGCAGTTATCCACTCCCTGGCCTTTGGATGGTTCGGGCAATGCGAAAAGTAGTCCATCTGCAACACCAGCATCGTTGACGTTTCAGCCATATCCGAAAATGTCATTCAGTGTCTTTAGCTTTTCATAACGGAGGTTTGTATGAGTCAAATTAATACCTCCACATCAGGTGTAAACTTTGATCCTACATCCGCACAACGGATCGCTAATGTCGTTAGGGATTATGAGCGCACCGAGGGTTTAACGTTACCACTAGCTACTAATGGTAATCCTATTAAATCGCTGTTTTGGGTGCAGTTAGGCGGCGAAGATTCAACAGAGCCAGGCAACTATAACTGGATAAAGCAAGACATTAAGAATGGCACTTTTCAAAGCAGCAGTCCCGCGATATCCGACAGTAGCAACTATTCAGCAGAGGAAGCGAATCAGATATCTGGCCTTACTGGACTTTATGTTCAGTTGCAGTTTGCTGGCTATGACAGTGACAACACGCCATTGTTTCTTTTTAGTTGTCCGTCTGCTGTTGCAGTAGTTGTCGGTTCATCTACGGGGGCAGGTGGACAATACTCAGGACATTTTCAAACAGGCATGGCAACCAACTTTAATGGTGATGGCAAAAGTAGTGGTCCCGCTTGTATTATCAAGAATGGCAATGAAGCTGGTTTGACTGATACACCACCGATGATCCAATCATCGATACAAGCAGTCGGAGTGGTGTGGGGAATAGATTCAGCTACCAACTTACCCATTGTTTTAATCAACGCTTTGACTGCGGTTCAATGCTCATCAGATAGCGGGGATTAA